AAGTTTACCTAGGTAGTCTACTCCTAACAAACTACCAGCTAACTGAGCTACAGTAACAACAGTCATTACAAGTCCTAGAGATATGTTTAATGCAGTAAATGCGAAAGATGCTACTTTAGCTGCTGTTAACACCAAGATAACAGATACCCAGACAGCTCTAAGTATCGCCACCGGTTCACAAAGAGCTGAGTTAGAACAAACACTTATACTATTAAAATTTATTAAAAAAGGCTATGAAGAATATGGTAGCTCTCTTGATTTAATAGTAGGTACTATAAGTCGTTTAACTGGTATTGATAATACTTCTATAGCAGATATATTCAGTAATAATGACAGTGACCTTATAACTAGTAAGTACGCTATGGTGTTTGATGACGTAACTAACTCTACAGTACGCGTAGCTAAAAGTTTAAAAGCTATGGGTATGGTACTTATACCTCTAACAGATGGTACTTATTCTTTTAGAGATATGACAGCAGATCAAATTCAGTATATTGGTACCTCTGCATCACTTGTAAATACCTTAACATCTGTAGAAGAAGGTTTTGCTAGCGGTAGTATAACAGTAGATGAGATGTCAGCTAAACTATTTGGTGCTAAATCAGCCTATGATGAGCTAGCTAAGTCAGCTGCTGATACAGATAATAATTTAAGAGTACAAAAACAACTAACAGAAGACGTAACTAGAGCACAGGCAGAGGGCCCTGCTGCCGTAGCAGCTGCAATAGAAAGGCTAGCAGAGTATAATATAGCAGTAGCCGAGTCTACTATTCAAATGGCCGCTGCAGATACCCAATTAAAAGAATATCAAGCAAGCTTAGCAAAATTCAAAATAGCAACTAATATACTATCTACCGTACAATCTACTTTTAGTGGTCAGACTGGTGAGGTAGATAAAGCTAATATGAGCGGGCTAGTAAGTCTTTCTGGACAACTAGCAAAAAATAGCGATGAGCAAAAAATTAACCAAACCGAGATACTAGGCAGTATAATAGCACAGGATGAAAAAATTCAAAAAACTGTACCCCATCTTGCTGGTATTGCTCTACTTAATGGTGAGCAACTAGCTATACAACAAGCTTCTGTAGCTGCTAAAAAAGCTTTTGCAGGGCAGCTTATTCAAGAATATCAAGAAACATTGAAGCTATTACAAGCAGAACAAAAACGCACTATTGAGTTACAGAATCAACTTGCTATACTAAAGCAGCAGGGCAAAATAAATACTATGGCCGCTACATTTAAACTACAAGCTACGTATACACAAAACAGTTTAAGTTCTCAAGAACGAGGTATACAACTAGATCAAACAAGACTAGATAACTTAACAGTTGAGAATCAGCAAGGGTTACAGCGTATAAAAAATTCAAATGAAGTAGCTAATATAGAGGCAGATATTGCTAATATTAAAGGTAGCGGTAACGCTGCACAAGATGCTGCTGCTTTACAAGCTATTAAAAATCAAACTAAATTAAATGCTGCTGCTCGTGAGCTAATAGAGATGGATCGTGATGTTAGCACTACTAGAGCAGAACTAGAAGATAAAAAACGTGCTAATCTAGAACTTGAAAAGCAAGTTATGATAGATAACTATAATATGCAGAAAAAAGCTATTGAAGCTAGTGGTGGAGGAAATGCAGCTGTTACTAAAGCACAGATAGACGCCTTAGAGCTACAAAAAAATGAACTACGAACCGAGTTTGCTATGCTTACTAATGCTAAAAATGGTGAGAATAAGCAAAGATTAGCTATATTCGATAAAGAAACTAAGCTAATGGATGCTAAGATTACTGCTGATATAAAGAAACTTGAAAATGACCAGCTTATATTAGAAGAAACAAGGAAACTAGATAGAGCAAGATTAGATGCACAAGTAATTGCTAGTGCTAATGATAATGAGATACTAAAAAATCAACTTAAAGGCTATCAGAGTTTTGCTACTAGTATTAACGGTATGCTTGATGCTACTCGTACTTTTGCTACTGCTATAGCGGAACTACTAGGCTACCTACCAGGAGGTAATAGCGCTGCAATAGAAAAGTCTATAAGCGAGCTTCCACAAAACCAAGTAGATAATCTTACTGAGCTAGAGGGTGCTATAAATTCTAATATAGATGCACAAAATAGATTATATGAAAAGCAGTACGCTGGAATGGACGCTGTAGCAGCTATAGAAGATCGAAACTATAGAGCACAGATCCAAGGTTTAAAAGATCAATTAAAAGACGTAGTTACTTTACGTGGCGAACAGCGTACTGCTTTAAAAGCTCAACAATTTGCTGCTGCTCAGGATATACTACATAAGATAAAGATGATCGGTTTACAGCAAACTCAAGCGGAACTAGAAGGTAAAGCTGGCGGTTCTAATACCGCAGCTCAATTAGCGCAATTAAAAGCTCAGTTACAACAAGATTTAGCAGATATCGGTTATAGCATGGCAGATTTAGGGTTTGAGTCTAATACACTATTACAAGCTCTACTAGCTGTTAAAGAGACTCTTAGATCTAGTGTTACTCAAGCTCTAGTTGACTTAAATGCTTCTTTCTTCGATACCACTAATGATATTAGAACTTTTGGCGAGAAGATCCAAGATGCCTTCTATAATATATTTAAATCAATTCAAGAAACATTCTTTCAGAAGGCTATAGCCGAGCCAATAGCTAACTTTGTAACAGACGCCGTATCTGGATTATTTGGTGGTGGCAAGGAGACTAAAGGCGCTGATAATGCTAAAGTTATAGATGGGGCCCTACTAACTACTACTGCACAAAGTGCAGGAGAAAATCCAATTTTAACAGTAGCAAAAGAAGGTAATGGATTCTTTGCTAGAGTATTTGATAGTATAAAGAATACCTTTAGTGGTATATTTGGACAAGGTGGCTTTATATCCAATCTAATAGGTGGAGTATTCGGACAAGATGGTGTATTCGCTGGAGCCTTAAGAAGCTTAGGCGGAATTGGAAAAGGTATATTCTCTAGTTTAGGCGGTATAATTAGTAACATACTTAGTTCTATTGGTAGCGGCGGTGGTGGAATTATAGGCAGTATAGCCAGTGGAATTGGCAGCCTATTTGCTAGTGGCGGAACAGTACATAACATGGCTCAAGGCGGCGGCGTAAATTCTTTACGAGATCGTATACCAGCTATGCTAGAGCCTGGCGAGTTTGTACTACGTAAACAAGCAGCTAGTGCTATAGGAGTTCCCGCACTGCAAGCTATGAATGCTGGCGGAGCTGTTGGAGGAAATGTGGTAGTTAATATTAAAAACGAAGGAACTCCGCAGGATGCTACTGCATCAAAGCCTAGATTTGACGGAGAAAAGTTTGTTATCGATATCATTACTAGAGACCTTAGCAACAATGGACCAATACGTAGATCAATGAGAGCAGGAAGTTAAAATGACAGCATCATACCCAGATCAAGCAACAGCTACACTGACAGCTTTTTCAACTCTAAGTGAGGTTGTATATACTAATACTTCAACTATAGTAGACTTTAATCTTGCTACTTCTGTAGATAATAGAGGTGAAGTAGTAGCTATTGTAGATGGTGTACTTCAGTCTACCTCTAGTTATGACCTCTCTAATGGTGGAGTTACCGTATCTTTTCTTACAGCTCCTCAAGCTTCTACACTAACGTTGAGAACTGTATCTATACCAACTCGCTATAGAAATACAAAGTCGCTTCCTGCTGTTCGCGCTGTAGAGTATTCTAATAGTTCTGTTAACATAGTTAATGGTAATAACTATTCTATTAATGCTTTTACGCAAAGCTTTGCGCTTCCTGAAGGAGTTACCGTATCTTCAGCCACTGAGTTTATGGTATTTCTATCTGGTGTGTATCAAAGTGCTGACAGCTTTACCTACCCCTCAGTGCTATTAGGATCTCAAGGAATAGACATAGCTGATAACACAGCTACTAAATTACTGCTTAACTATACTAGTAACTTTACTGACTCTAGCCCTTCTGCTGTTACCATAACTAACGTAGGCTCTGTTACCACTTCTAACGCTAAAGGAATTTTTGAAGCAGTATTTAGTGGTAGCAACTATTTAACAGCTCCTTCTAATGATAGCTTTAACATACATAGTCAACAGTTTACCCTAGATACTCATTTTAGACCTGCTACAGGCGCTACCATGGCATCTAATCAAACTCTATTTTCTAGATATCAAGATAGCAATGACTACTATATTCTACGCCTAGTAGGAGCTAACTCTAATGTAGGATTCATAGTCAACTCTGGAGGATCTATTACAGAGTTATACGGGGGAAATGCTAATGGAGGCTCTAACTATCACGTAGCCGTTAGTTATGACATTAATTCTGCTGTTATCGGCTTATATGTAAACAATGTTAGAGTAAAGGTAGGCAGCTTTTCTTCTAGTTCTACTACTGCTGGGCCTATAGAAATAGGTAGAGCTAATACTATCAGCCAGTATTTTACAGGTAACGTAGATTTTACGCGCTTTGCTGCTAGTAATAGATATAATTCTGCAACAATACAACCTATAACTGTGAGTTCTGCCCCTCAAACAGTTACTAGTGGTGCTCCGCTAGGATCAATTGATCCTACAGATACGCTAAGTATTAGAGTTTTTGACTCTACAGTAACTACTACTGATAGATTTACCTCTATGGCAGATAGAAAACCTGATAGAGGCATTAGTTCTAGTAGAAAGTATGATGTAACCACGTTTACTTCTCAGGCTGGATATGAAAAAAGACGCTTAAAATCAAGAAGATCTAAAAGAGATTATAGTTTGCAGTATACTAATGTAAGTGGAGTAGAAAAAACAGCTATAGAAAACTTCTATGCTGCCAGAAGCGGAGAGTTCGAAGCTTTTACATTTGACTTGTCACATATCAACGAAGTTGGTACAATAACAGTAAGATTTGATAAAGAGCTACAAGTAACACAGGTTTTATCTGTAGGAACTGCTTTAACAGATAACTTTTATGACGTAAAATTTAGTTTAAAAGAGGTTTATGATTAATGACTGCTCGTAACTACGATGTTATATTAACTGTTTCTAATGCAGCTAGTTTTGTAACCTCTAACTTTATTGTAGGTAATACTACTGCTACAGTAGCTGTTATTGCTAATGTAAATACTACTGCTAATACTCTTAAAGTAAAGCTAAGTAATATTCTACAACAATTTAGTTCTTCAGAAGTTATACACTCAAATTCTATAGTTATATCGGGCAATATTCTAGGTAAGCTTACACAAGCTAATACTTTTGTATCTAACGTTATGTCTGGAAATGTTACTACAGCTATAGCTACTATAGTTAGCACTACTCCTAGTAACTTTATAGCTGAGAAAAATGCATTTACACAAAATCCTATAGTTAGACTTTATTCTATATACTATCCTGGTGAGTGGTATCCTCCTAATGAGAATGGCAATCCTACTGGACAAGGCGAAGGTAGAGCTTGGCCTGTAGACTTTCCTGTTCGTTTTGCTGAAGTAGTTAGCGACTATGTATCAGATCTATCTTATAACGTAATATATGATAATGTAAGCTATATACCTTTTCCTGTAAATCTGTCAGGCTTTGATATTAACTCTGATGGTAAAATTAATGAGTTAAGTCTTACAGTTTTTAACGTAGATAATCTTATATCTGCTTTAGTAGAAGATCCTTTCTTAGTTGGTAATAATACTTCAAACTCTGTTATAGCTATAGTAAATAATGAACAAGTTCATGGTATTGACCCACGAACTGTTAATGCTAATCCTGCTGATGTAGGTAATGTAAATAGTGAAGCATATAAATCTTTAACTAGAGCTCGTGCTAACGGTCTTGTTTATAATGGTGATGTAGTAGGTATTTATGGCACAGCTAATGCTAGCTTTACAAAAACTCAAACCGCAGTAGTAAACGGTACGTGGCAGGCACAAAAGCAAGATACTAGAGATTTACTAGGTGCTGTAGTAGAGATTAAAACTACTTTTGCTAACTTCTTAGATTACTGGCCTGAATACAGTACTGCACGTTTTATCACTTCTAATGTGCTTGAGGTATTTAATGCTGTGCCCTATAGAGTAGGTGATAACGTAATAACAAGCGGTAATACTATACAAGCTACTATTCAGTCAATAGAAGAAAATAGATTATTATTTTTATCTAACCCCTTAGGTGCAGATACTACAGTAGGTAGCCCTATATACATAGTTAATAGAAAAGCCGATACTGAAAGCTATGTACAAGATAAATTTAAAATAAATCAGTTAGAAAGTTTAAATGACCATATAGCTAGTTTTGGTTTAGTTTCTTGGCTACAGTACTTTAAAATAGTTACTCCTAAGAGAAAATACTATAAAAATACTTGTCAATGGAAGTATAAAGGTGAAGAGTGTCAATACCCTGGGCCAGGAGGTATAGCCATCCCTGGTACTAGTCTAACATCAAATACTAATCCAATCGCTGCAAATAATCAGATTGCAGCTGATGCTGCTGGAGATGTATGTGCTAAGTCTTTAGCTGCCTGTACTCTTAGAAATAACCAAGTACATTTTGGAGGTTTCCCTGCAACAGGAAGAACAATACCGAAACAATAACGTTAAAGGCTGTATATTACCTTGGATTCATATGTTTGGTAGTATAGAAGGTGATTATAAGCTTTGTTGTTTCTCCGAATATATGAGTGGTACTAAAGTATTAGGTACGTCAGATCAAGCTTTACTTGATGTGTGGAATAATGATAATTATAAGTCAGTAAGAAATAGTTTTTTACAAGGTGAGATACCTACAGAATGTAAACAAGCTTGCTATGATAAAGAAAAAGCCGGAGCTACTAGTAGCAGGCAGAGTAACAACACCAAGTATTCTAAATATGCCTTCGTACAAGATTATACAGCTACAGATGGTAGTATAAAAAATAAACCTATATACTTAGACATACGTTTTGGTAATCTATGCAACTTTAAATGCAGAATGTGTGGACCTGCTTCTTCTACTAGTTGGTATAAAGAGTATCCCTATAAAAAATATAAAGCTATAGATAATTATACTAATAACGTTATTTTTTGGGATAGTTTACCTGATATAGCTTCTAGTATACAAGATGTATATTTTGGCGGTGGAGAGCCGATAGTTCAAGATGGGCACTATAAGCTGTTAGAATTCTTAATAGATCGTAACCTTGCAAGTAATATAAATCTAAGCTATAACACTAATTTAAGTTACTCAAAATATAAAAAATATGATCTAGAGGCTATCTGGTCTAATTTTAAAAACGTAGAGCTATCGCCTAGTGTAGATGGTTACGGAAAAAAAGCAGAATATGTACGAAGTGGCTTAGTTTGGTCAAAGTTTGAAGATAACTATACTAAATTTTCAAAGCATATTAGTACTATAGGAGCTGTAATTAATATATATAGTATAACATCTATGCCTAATTTAATACTATGGTGCAAAAAACGTAATGTATATTTAAATGGAACTATACAGATAAATCCAAAAGCACAATCTATAACATGTCTACCATTAGATGTTAAAGCTAAACTTACAGAATTATATACTAGTTTCCTAACTAAATATATAAGCATACTTGATCCTTCCGAGGTTCATAATATTAATAGCTGGGTATTATATATGAATTCTAGAGATGATACACATCTTCTTAAAGAGTTTAAACAATTTAATGATAAATTAGACTTATCTAGAAATGAGTCTTTTATTGCTACCTTTCCGGAGTATGCATCTTGGTACAACAATATTTAGGCGTACAACATGAATATGGTACTTTTGACTGCATAACCTTAGTTAAGCACTTTTATAAAAATCAACTAAATCTAGATTTTAGTCTACCAACATATCCTTATGATATAAGTTGGATAAAGAACTTTACTCCAGAATACATAGACCAATGGGCGTTAGGGTATTCTGTAAAAGTTAATTTGACAGAACTTAAAAATTATGATGTAATAGCATTTAAGTCAAGAAATACAAATTTAATAATACACTTCGGTATTTATTTAACGCCTAATAGATTACTACACGTAGAGCACGGGGGAGCGTCGCGTATAGATAGTTTATCTACCTATTGGATAGATTATATACACGCTATATATAGACATGAGCAATTGGTATGATAAATATACAGGGCTACCTTATAAACATTTAGGTTACGATCCTATAGAAGGCATCGACTGCTTTAACTTATGTAAGTACGTATACAAACAAGAACTAGATATAGATATACCTTATTTTGCATCTGATTACTGTAATATTGTAGATGACGATTGGTATGCTAAAACACATGATCAATTTATATTAAAAGCTGCCAATGATCCTAGCTTAGGGTGGGTAAAAGTAAGTGAACCGAAATTATATGATATCATAGTTATGAGCTTAGGCTCTACTCATGTAGCTAATCACTGTGCTCTATATGTTGCTCGTAATAAAATGCTACAGACTATGTTAAAACATAAAAGCTGGATAGCTCCTTATGGAACTTACTATAAACAATATACTGTGGGGGTATACAGATGGAAAACTTTACAAAGCTAAAAGAAGATATGAATAATCATGCGTTATCTTACTATCCTAGAGAAGCAGTAGGCATAATAACCAAAAATTTTTTATATATTCCTTGTAAGAATTTAAGTAATAATCCAAATATTACATTTTTTTTAGATCCAGCTGCTTTAGTACAGTATGACGGTAATATATGGGGCATATTCCATTCGCATCCAGGCTCTGATAATCCTATACCTAGCTCTGAAGACAAAGTAAGTGCGGCATTTAATGAGTATAAATTTTTAGTAGGTTTTAATAATAAATTTTTTATATACTGGTATGATAGTAACATAGACGCACTAAAATTTGATACGTTTAAGGAAGCACATCTTGTTAACAACTCTTAAAGTTCACTCAGCCTTTAATAAATTTTTTAATCAGTCTAGTTATGATGTAGATATAACTAGCTATGCAGATATGTTATTTTATATTAACTCTATGCACCCTAAATTTATAGGTTATTTAACGGAACAAGAACTTACTGGTACTAATAACGAAGGTTATGTTTTTTTAAATAAAGATTTAACTATACTATCTAATGATGATCTATTCATGACTAAAGCTAGAGAAGGTGACGTCATATACCTGGTACCAGCAATTATTGGTGGCGGAGGTAAAAGAGGTGGTATTTTTGCTATTCTAGCAGTTGTAGGATTAGCTATTGTCACTGGGGGTTTTAGTTTAGCAGCTGGATCTGTGGCTGGAGGAGCGGCGGGTCAAGCCGGTGCAGCTCTTGGTAGCCAAGGAATCTTTGGTAGTGTTTTTAGCGCTTTTAAAGCATTACCTGCTTTTGCTCAAAATCTTGTTACTAGCGTGGGTTTGAGCGTATTAACTAGAGCATTCCAAAGACAGCCTTCAGTGAATGAGCCTGAAGCTGTACGTGAAAATGGAGCTTTTGAATCTTTAACAAACTCAACTAGTAGTGGTACTCCTATACCCTTACATTACGGTATGCCTAGAGTTTCTGGGCAGTTTTTAAGTGGTTATGTAGATTCAACACAGCACGGAAAAAATGATCTAATTAAGGTAAGGGATAAATTTTAATGGCTATAGTTAAACAGTATATTCAACATGCAAATAGTTTAGTTCCTAGAATTGTAGGATCTAAAGGTCGTCAACACACTCCAGTCGAATCTCCAAATAGCTTATTTTCTACAGACATATTATTTGTTACAGTTGGACTAGGAGAAGGCCCTTTATATAGAATAAATCCTAATGGAGCACAAGATATACAAATTCAAGATAGTAGTGTTGATGATCTTATAAATTTAGACGGAGACGGCAATGCTAATACAGATAAGTTTGTATATAGTTTTACTACTGGTACTACTACACAAAATCCTATACCTGTTTTTGGAGAAGCTATAGTTACTCCTCAAACTTTTGCTAATATAGTAGATTTAAAAAACGGCAATCTAGCAGGCATACCAAAAAGTGCTATAACCTTACAAGAAACTAGCCAGGCTGATTGGGACGCGTTATCTTTTAAATTTCAAATATCAGGTTTACAGATTCTAGAAGATGACGGTGATACTAAGCCACATAGCGTATCTGTATCTGTAAAAATATTTGACAGATTAGGTATAACCTTAATTGCAAGCACTAGTAAAACTATTACAGGTAAAACCACTACTGCCTTTAAGTTCAATATCAAACTGCTTATACCTGAGCAGTATAAATCAGCAGATGGTTATAGATTTACAGTAGAGAAATCTTCACTGGATAGCGATAGCTCTAAAAAAGTAGACAATGTAGGCTTAATCGGTTGGGATGAAATCGAAAACTCTAGACAAGCATATCCTCGTACTGCTGTTATAGGATACGCTATAAAAGCTGAAAATCAGTATACAGGTGGCGTACCTAGTTTTACCTCTTTGGTAAAAGGCTTGCTTGTAAAAGTACCTAGTAATTATAATCAGCCTATCTTATCAAACGGAGAGATAGACTGGAGAGAAATAGAAATACCATCTAGTACATTAACCACTACAGGTTATAGGTTACAGAAGTCAGGTACAGGTACTATACTTACAACTGCTAATCCACAAATATATGTAGGTACTTGGGATGGTACTTTTGTATATTCTTGGACACAAAATCCTGCATGGATCATATATGATATACTTACTAATAATACTTATGGTCTAGGCATTGCAGAAAATAATATAGATAAGTTTAGATTTTATCAAATAGCTCAGTACGCTGATGCTTGCGATGCTACTACTGGAGCATTTAAAGGTGTTAGTGGTCTAGCTGACGGTTCTTTTAGAAATAAACCTAGAGGGCAGTTTACTAGCATACGAGAAAATCAAGTTGGACTAAGCAAAGGTACAGTAGTAGCTGAAAGAAGATTTATAACTGATATCTCTATATCTGATCAAAGTCAGACAATGGACTTACTAAACTCTTTGGCAGCTTCTATTAGAGCAGCTGTTATATATTCTGGAGGCAAGTTAAGTTTAGCTATAGATATGCCCGATGAATTCCCTGTAATGTTATTTAATGAAGCTACTATTAAAGATGGTAGTTTTCAGATATCGGGAGCTAAAGAAAGTGATACTATAACTGGTGTAGATATTAGTTATATTGAGCCGTCAAATCACTTTAAAAGAGAAGTAGTACGTATTGATAGTGCTGATGCTAATGATGGAACGGATGTTTCTACAATAGATAACATTGCTAGTTTAGAATTGATGGGTGTTACTAGAAGAAGCCAAGCTATAAGAGCTGCACAATATCAAATAGCCTCTACTAAATATATTAGAAGAACTGTTACATTTAGTACTGGTACAGAGGCTATGCATCTAAGTCCTGGAGATGTAATTGCTGTAGCAAGTCAAGGTACTGGCATAGCTTATGGTTACGGTGGTAAAGTTATAGCAAATACAGCTATTAACAGTGTTACTGACACTAATGTAACCTTGGAGCACTTTACTGTTCCTGGGCTGAGTAATACAGTATTTACTTCTAATACCTACCCTATTGCCCTAAGAGTTATACGCGCTGATAGTGATCAGATGGATGTATTCTTACTTAGTAACACCACTTATGGCCTATTTAATACTGGTAATGTAGACAATGGATTTGATACCGCTAATGTAAAAGTAATTGCTAGATTTGACCCTACTACTAAAAGCATGCTTACAGTATCTGCCGGTTTAACTGCTAATATAGCTCCTAGAGCAGGAGACTTATGGAGTTTAGGTCAGTTTGAAAATGTAGGCAATTACTACTCTAACAAATCTGGAAAACTATTTAAGGTAACAAATATAAGTAGAGAGGCAGAAGAAGAATCTTTTACTATCTCTGCTGTAGAATATATATCTAATATATACGTAGATTCTGATACCTTTATAAATTATGAGCCTACTGCCTATACAGATATTGATAATCCACTTACTGTTCCTCCAGCTCCTTTAATTAACTTTAGAGCAGCACCAAGAAGAAGGTTGGATGGCACTATTGCTATAGATGGTATTATTGAGGAGTCTAGCGATCGTTTTGGGTATGGTCAGGCTTATTCTACAGTCTATGAAATATCAAAACCTGATCAGTCAACTACTATAGATAAGCTAACAAGTACAAATCCTCTGACTTTTACTTTAGATACTATAGGAGATATTACTAATGGTACTAGCCCTGCTACTTTAGTAGGTAAAAATGGTTATACTACTAGTATAGGTACTATAAAGCTACTATGTAATAGTTACTCTGTAGTAGATACCCAGGGGGGCACATTAGCAGGTAATATACAGCTACAGATAGATGGATTAGCAAATGCTTTTGATAGGAATTTCAATAAGCATGTACTTGCAGTAAATGATGGCGGAGTATTTGGTAATCTAAAAGGCTCAGACTATGTTTCTATACCTGTTATAGAAAAAGCTAATACCGGTGGCTTATTAAACTTTATAGGATATAATAGTCAGATTACTAATATTTCAAGACTTATTTCTGCTTCTAATACTACTAGTAGTACTATTAAGCTTGAGAATACTATTACTAACGGGTTATCTCTACTAAATGTTCTACCCACAGCTCCTTTTTATATAACAATAGATCAACTACTAGATTCAAGATATTATAATAATAATAGTTTTTTTGTTCAAGGTACTGATTATACCTATATAAATGAAGGTACTATTAACACTACTATATCAACTAATTTTATAGATATAGATATAAAACCTATATCTTCTAATTTTGTAAGATTATTCATAGATGGTATACAGAAGAGTAGCGGTCAGTTTACTACTAATATTAATAGAAGTTTAAACATTAAAGCAAACATAGCATATGCCGTAGCCTCTACAGATACTAATTATCGTATAGAAGTCGATCACTATACAGTACCTACTATAGAAGTTGGAGATCTTGTTCAGCCATATGCTGGAAACGTATTTACCGTTTCTAATACTACTTATGATCCTACTAGCAGTGACTATAATGTAGCTATGACCGCTAACTCAGTATTTAGAATAGCTCTAGCTACTAAACCTACCGCAAACTTATCTGGCTTATCTTTTGTTAATGTGTCTCCTAATCCTGTAGGTACACTAAATAATACATCAGCTAACTCAATAACTTTTGACTATGATGCTACGGCCTATGCAGGATCGTTTAATCTAGCAAATAATAGATTGTATAGTATAGAGGTAGGCGGTGAGTTTGATAGGCTTATCCTAACTGATGATTTAACTATACGAGATTTAGCTGTAGGTATTACTTCACTTAGAGCTAGAAATAAAAGTATTGTTGGAAGAACTAGCCCATATACCACTAAGAGCATAAATGTATCTTATATACCTATACAAAAAGTTAATAACTTACAAGTAATAGAATCTTTATATAGAGAGCAGACTGGTGGAGTGTCCGTTAGAGTTACTGCGGTATTTGATCATATTCTTAACCAAGAGGTTACCGACTACGAAGTATCTTATAAGCTTGATAATGTTGATAACGTAGGTGATGATGATGGTGGCGGATCTTTAACATCTTTTAATACGGTTAAAATACCTGCTACTGGGGTAGAAACTGATGGTAAAATTCGTTTTACGGTTAATGGTATAAATAGAGGGCATACTAGTGATACTAACTCCGTAGTATTTAGGGTAACTCCTCTTAATAAGAGTATACGAGGTATTACAGCAATAGCTTCTAAGTCTATAGTAGGTAAAACAGCTAAGCCACAGCCTATTACAGCCTTTACTGGCGGTCAACAAGATGATCAAATTACTCTTTTTTGGCAATATGCACGTGTAAACGGTGAATTAGCTGATTTAGACTTAAAAGAAGTGGTGTTCAGAAGAGCTCCTGGTACTGTAGCTTTTACAGTAGAAAACTATATAGGATCTGATCCTTATGTAACTGTTTCTGCAGGTAGCGCTAGAAAATCAGTACCTATTGATACATATGGTACATACACATATCTAGGAAGAACCAGAGATACTAGTGGTAACTTTAGTGAGGAAGTTACAGGAGTAACACTTACTACTACAAAACCACAAAGAACAAACACTGTTGCTGCTTATAGTGAAGATGCCCCAGCTACTCAGTTTTCTACTATACCTAATAATAACTCAACAGAGAGTAACTTTCCCTCGTTTGCTAATTCTAATACTGGTGGTATAGCTTATTCATATACTTCTAGTGTAGATAATGCTAATGGCTCTTCTTCTGGATGGAGTGCTGTTCCAGGACTAGTTACTGACTTACTTGCTGTAAGTAGCGCTGAGTACGTTACTCAGATAAGGGATTTTGGTTCCATAGTTAATGGTGCTATATCATTAGACATTGAAGCTACTCAAGAAATTCAAAGTACTTACAATGACCAGCATACTAAATATTTAGAAAGCATATCTGAAGTTTCTTCAGCATCTAATGTATTGATTGATGTTGATTTTGGAGGTATAGGACACGTCCTAGGTTTTGCTAATGCTAACGTATCATCAGCTAGATACGATGTAGATAATCAAACATGGATGACTGGGCCTGCAGACGGTAATGTATGGGCTATATGGAATCATGGACAATATGTTGGCGATACAGCTAACTCTAACTCTTATGCACTAATAGCTGGTGTTATAAATGCTAATGCTATTGCTTTAGGAGCTAGCTTTTATGCAAACGGTAATGCTACAGGATCTAATGCTTTTTCTAATGTTACTTCTGGTAACGATAAATATACTTTAGTTAATTTTACCCAATATTCTGATACAGGTGAACTTACTTATGCTGGTGACTTAGGGGCTATATCTACACAAACTTTTATAAGAACTTCTTCCTCTACAAGCTTATACTATGCTAATGGTAATGTAGACGTAACACAGTTTGATGCCTCCTCTACTAACGAGGGTTTTATACCTTATGAAGCTGGTACTAAAGTATTTAGATACTTCCAAATTAAATTTGCTGTAAACAACTTAAGACCTGATGAATTTGACTTTACAATTGATAAGTTTAGATATACTATAGATAAAGAGCAGACTATATTTACGGATACTGTGTTATATGACAGTTCACCAAAGACCGTTAGCTATGCTGCTTCTAAATTTATTAATAGACCTGTTATATCGTACACAGTGTTAAACTCTATAAACCAAGAGCAAAATCCGCCAATAGTAATTACTACAACGGCTAGTAACTCTTCAGTATCTTTTAAGCTGATTAACTCTCAGAGTGGTGGTGGCGAATATACAGCTAATAGTACGGCAAACGTTATGATAACAGTAGTAGGAGTATAAGAATATGGCTTTAGTAGACTCAAATACGTATATTGAACCTACCGCAGGTACCGCCCTTAATACCTCCAGAAGCCAGCTGAATAACTCTCTAAGATCAATACTTACTAATTTTAGATCTTCTGTTGCTCCTGGCTCTGTTAACTTACGTGCCAGTGGTGCTAATATCGGTGAACAAGATGGTATGTTATTCAGAAGTACAAACACTAACGCTTTGTACATCTCTGACTCTATACAAGTAAAATCATCACCTGTAGGGGGTAATTTTACTCGTGTAGGCTTAGGTAGTAGGATAGAGAATGGTATAGTAGCTCTTACCGCTAACGCAGCTACTTATGAAATAGGAGAGTTAGTATCTACAGTTTCTGCTTCTGCTGGTCTAGCTAGTAACGCTAGATTATACCTAAATATTGCTAACAATAGAACTATGGCTGACTTTATTGACGTAGGTATCCCTCCAGCACTATCAGTTGTTAATACTATGATAGCTATTGGCGGAGTAACTGGAGATAGACTCAATCTTATAAATTTTGCAACTAATGGTAACTCTGGAGCAAATGCTCACTTAAAAATATCTACTACTGTAGGAAGTAATACAGCTTTTGCTCTAGGCACCTCTAATACTGTATCTAACGTATCATTAGTTAAGATGGACGGTTCTCACGGTCAGGGCATAACGTCTGGTATTAACATTATAGATCAGACAGGTAAACAGTATGCACCGCTAGCAGCAAATATTATATCACAAGCTACTATTCAAGGAGCAACTACTACTCTAGCTCCCTTAGTTCCTGCAGGTACTATAATGGCCTGGGCTGGTTCAACAGCTCCTTCAGGGTATGTCCTAGCAGATGGTACAGCCATATCTAGAACTACTTATGCAGCTCTTTTCGCTATATGCGGTACCACGTTTGGTGTAGGCAATGGGACAACTACCTTTACTTTACCTGATCTTACCGGCAGAACTGTAATAGGAGTTAGCGCTAGCTTTGTTAGAGGTGCTAGCTCTGCTGCTGTAGGAGCAGGAGCTGAACTAACTACAGGCTCTGCAACACAGACTATAACATCTACTACTACAAGTGTTGCAGCTTCTGCTAAGGACTCATCTCTTACCACAGTAATTAATGCAATAAGTACTTCAGCACATACTCATACGCTAGCTATGGCAGGTCTAGGCTGCTTTTACATAATTAAAACATAAAAGGATAATATACAGTATGAAATACTATAAAGTAAATATTGATGAAATGCACCAAGAAAAAGTATTTTTTGAATATAGAGAGATCACAGAAGATGTTAAAGCACCTTTAATTAC